CATCGCGAATGGCATTGCGAACGGCTGTTTCACCCATGCCGGCAGTGTCAATGCCGAGGTCTGTTGCGGTATTCTGCAAATCACTCAGTGTCTGCGATTGAGCTTGCGCGGCCTCGTTCCTCTTCCTTGCCAGCTCGACATCTGCGGATGCCGCCGAACTCTGGTTGCTAACGTCTGCGGCTACCGCCGCCCGCTCGTCGGCGAGCCTCTTGCGCTCCTCCTCCTGCTTCGCGCGACCGCTCTTCAGCTCTTCGTCGATCTCCTGCACCCGCTCCTTCTGCGGACGCTGCATTTCCTCGAGGCGGTCGCGTTCAACCTCAATCTCTTCTTGCGCCCGACGCTCCACGCCCCTCTGGGCCTCTAGGTCGGCCTCGGCCTGACGGCGAGCCTCTCGCGTCGCGGGAGTGCTGTTGCCGAGATCGGCCCGGCGAGCCTCGTCGGCTCGCTGCTGCGCCGAGTTCAGATTGCCGGCGACCTCCTCGGCAGCCTTGTTCAGCTCTGCTGCAAATATCTTGACGGCGATCGTTGCTGCCTCGATGGCTGCGGCCTCTTCGTTGAGTGCCTGCTCGGCGTCTTGCAGACCGCGACGCATCTCTGGAGTCTGAAACTCAGGCAGCTCCGCGCGGCGGCGAATCTGCTCCCGCTCGGCCTCGATCTCACGCATGCGGCGGGCGATGCGGCCGTCATCGAGACCGGCGGACGAGAGGTTGCTGCGAGCACGACCAAGCCGGGCGTCGATCTGCCGCTGGGGGTCGACGATCCGCTCGTTGGCGAAGGCGTCGGTCTGGGCGGCCATATCGCGGCGGCGGGCGTTGAGAGCGTCGATGTCGGCGCGGGCGGCGGAGACCAGCCCTTCCGCCTCGGCTGGCGTGAGCGGACGACCGTTCTCGTCCTTGCCGGAAGCGGCGGACTCGAGTCTCTTATACGCCTTCGCCAACTGCTCCGCGTTATTGTCCAGCTCCTGCTGGAACAACCTCGCCCCAGGCAGGCCGAGTCTGATTGCCTCGGCGACCTCTTCCTGCGCTTGACGGATTTGCTCCGCCGGGCCGCGGGATGCTGCGGCGATTTCTGTTGCAGCCTTGTTGATCTCCCGCAGGAGGGGAGCACTCAGGGTGCCGAGGATAAGAGTGAGTTCCGCGATCTCTTTCTTGGCCGCGGTGGCCTCGTTCGACGTGAGAAGCCCGCCTTCGATCTGCGTCGACAACTCTTGAATGCGGGCATCAACTTGCTGCCTAGCTTCGCTGACGCTTCCAGCCAACGGCACGGCGGCGGCTCGCTCCATTAATGGCGCGGCTGCACGAGCGGGAGCGAACGGGTCGTCGGGGTTCACGGCACCGGCGTCCCTCGCGGCGGCCACCGCCTGTGCCTCCAGAGACTCCCGCAACCTTTTTTGAATCTGCTCAAAGTCAGGTGGAGTCGCAGAGACGGCGCGGTCGGCTGCCTCCCGCTCGCGCCGCCTGGACTCCTCCAGTTGCCTCTGGAGCCCGGCAATCTCGCCAACGTCTGTGCTCTTTTCGATCTTGTTCTTTAGCTTTTGCTGCTCGGCCCGCTCCTTGATAACCTCGGGATCGAAGTCGGCCACGCTGTTTCGGATCGCCTCGTTCTGCTTCTTCCTGATATCCTCTAATTGCTTTGAGAACTCGGCAGCCCGCTCGCCGCCGGTTGAGAAGGTTCCGCGAGACATCGAGTCGCCGAGCGAGCGAAACGCTTGAGCCAGTTCCTCGACGAGGCTTTTCTGTCGAGCCAGGGCGTCATTGAGTGCCTTCGTCTGGTCTTCGGCCGAGCGGCCGTTGTTGGCATACTTGATGAGGGCGACCGCTGCCTGCCCCGCAATCACGGCCCCGAGGCCAATCCACAAACCCTGCGTGCCTCCGAGAATGAATGCGAGTTGCGTGACGTTGTTGCTTATCGCGCGGAGCTTGAACTCAAGACCGCCGGTCGAGGACAAGAAGTCGTCGACCGCAAAGGCGGCTTGATTCAGGGCGAGCGCAAACTTGTCGGCACCGGCGCGCCCCACGTCACCGATGCCCTTGACGAATGACGCAGCTTCTGCCTTGCTCTTGAACAGGCCAGCAGCTAGGGCCGCCTCGCCAATCTTCTCTGCAAGTTGGTCGGCTTGCTCCTTCGTGGCGGCAAGACCAAGGGTGCCCTTCCTGGCCGCGCTCTCGACGAAAGCTGCGTACTTGTTAAAGGCGTCGGCGACGGGGCCGCTGGCCGCCGCTCCAATGTCCAGCAGTTTGGCCCTAATGAATCCGATCTGCTTTTCTGTGCGAGTGAACGCCGCGGTGTTCAGCGCGTCTCCAAGCGTGCCGCCGAGCTTGGTGGCCTGCTGCGCTCTGGTCAGCACCCGCTCAAGACCGGCGGCCTTCTTCGTGACGGCATCGATCTCCGCCGCAGTTGAAGATGGCCCGAGCCCCTTGAATGCGTCCCGAACCTTGTTGATCGCCGGAATGAACTGAGCCTGCAACGGCATCGGCAGCTTTTCAAGGCTGTTCTGGAGCGAGACGACATTGGCCTGGAGGTTGGCGTATCCACGAGCGGCGGTGCCGAAGTCGGCACCGAGAACATCCACGGGTGGTTTCGGCGGCGGTGCCGCCGCGACCGCCGCGTCCCTCAATTGGGCTGCACGCTGGCCGGCAAGCCTCGCAGCCGCCTCGTTGCCAGCGTTCGCGCCGACGAACGTCTCGATCTTGGCGATGTTCTTCTCGCCGATGGCTTTCATCGGGCCGTCGAGCTTCGCGACCGCCGCCTTTGCCTCGGCAAGGTTTTTCTTGAGGATATCGATGGGCTGGCTCGGATTCGCGTCGTCTCCGATGGCCGCCATCGCAGCCTTGAGGTCATCTGCCGCCTTCTTCGCCTGCAACTCCTTGTCGACGAGATCGACGAACACCTTGATCAGCGGCGCGCCGAAGTCCGCGTTACCAAGCCCCGCGATGGCCGCGTCCTTGGCGGTCGTCACCCTCGCCAAGGCGGCGGGGTCGAGGCTGCCGGCTCTGGCGATGGTGCTACGCAGCTCGCCCTCGGCCTGCGCCCTGTTCTGCGGCAGTCCCGTGAACTGGAACGCGGCGGACTCCTTGAGGGCGTCGATGCTGGCCTTCAGGTCATCCGTCTTCTTCTTGGCGTCTGCGGTAGTGAGGTTGAACTTCTTGTCCTGGGCGAGCTTGAACGCGATCTGGTCAAGAACGTCGTTGTACTTGTCCAAGTCGCCAAGCAGGCGAGCCATAGCCGCATCTTCTAGGAGCGGCTTGTAGTTCTGTCGCTGGGCGCGGTCTAGGCCGACGATGTCGCCTTCTAGCTGCCCTCGGCGGCCGTCTGCCTGCTCCATGTTCTGCGGACGGCCGGTGATGACGAAGGCGGCGCGCTCGCGCATTGACGTGATCTTCGCCGTGATCTCGTCAGCCTTTCTCTGCGCCTCGGCGGTGTCAATGGTGACCCTGATTTCCTTTTCCGCGACCTCCTGAGCCTCACCGAGCTTCTTGATAACAAGATCAAGCGACAGTTGCGCTGGCCCCGTCGGGAGGCTATCTGCAATCACTGCTTGCAGCTTCGCGTACCGAACCGTGGCCTCCTGCGAAAGCCTGCTGACCTCCACGAGCGACTCGACAATCCTCGGGTTTGCCTGAATCGCCGAGGCCGGCAGCGCCGCTGCTTTGTCGCCGATAGCCGCTCCGCGGTCCAAAGACTCGGACAGCCCGGGCTGGTCAAAGAAAAGCTCCCTGCCGGTCTTGATCTTCCCGACCTTCGCCGACGCCTCGGCCAATCGCGAGACCGACGCCACGACCTGATCGACATCCTGCTTTATGCCGACGAACGTGGCCTCAATTGCCTTGGCGGGAGCGACGCCGTCGTCGATCAGTCTTGCCAGCGACTCAAGATCGTTTTGCACGCTTGAGAGCGCAGGCAGGAAACCAGCCTGAACCTCTCTGGTCAGCGTACCGAACTGCTGCGTGGCTGCCGCGATAGGCTTTGACAGCTCCTCCGACTGAGACACCATCTGCCGCATCTTCGTCGTCGCGGCCGTCAGGTCAGAGCGGCCAAGCTCTTCCATGACGCGAGGCAGTTTGCCGAGTACCGCCCCCGCGGCCTCGGCCTTCTTGGCGACATCGTCAAGCGTCTGAATGTCGACGTTCACGCCGAACTCAGCGGTGACCTTTTTGCCGAGTTGGCGATTCAGCTTGCCGAGCGTGCTTTCTGCCTCTGTCAGCTCGTCGTACTTCGCCTTGATGTCGACGACGCTCCCGCTGGCCTTGGCCTTCTCCAGAGCGGCCGTCAGCCTGTCGACCCTGTCCTGCGCCTCGGCGATCTGTGCCTTGAACTCGTCTGTCGATACGCTGACCTTGGCGACCCTGGCCTGCTTCTTTTCAAGCGAGTCGATCTTCTCCGAGATGCCGTCGATCACCGCGCGGACCTTTTGAAGCTCGCGTTCATCACCGCGAACGCGAATGGCCTTCGCCTCAAGGGATTCCCGCTTGCTGTTCAGCGCATCAAGTTGTTCGTTGATCGCGTCGAGTTCGCGCGAACCGCCGCCGCCGGCTGCGGCCTGATCCTGCAACCTCTTCAAGGCCGCCGTAGCCTTGGCAAGCCGCCCCTCGAGCTTCTGCACCGCGGCGTCATCGACGGGGACGGTAACCTTGCCACCGCTGTCGGCCGCGGACTTGATCTCCTGCTTCAGCGTCTGAATCCGCTCTTTGGCCGATTCGACATCCGCCGCCACCTTCATAACAGCGGGCGACGACCTGATCTGCTCACGAAGCTCGCTGATCTTCTCCAGGCCGCCGACGCGGGTGATGATCTCCACGTCCTTCGACGTAAGGCCGTTGATGGCATCGCGGAATTCCGTGATGCTCTTCATTCCGCTCGTCTTCAGGACGATGTCGATCTGTCGCTCGTTGAGACCTTGCAGCCGCCGCTGGAGGGCGTCCACGTCGCCGATGAGCCCCTTGAAGCCCTTGAACGAGAGCTTCATCGACTCGGCGGCCCGAAGCGACCGCTCGACCTTCTGGAGCGGCGTGTAGATGCCCTCGAGCGCCCTCGCGGCCTGACTGGACGCCGATGTCAGGTTGCCCTGCACCCGGCTGGCGAAGTTGGCGACCTCCTTCGCCGACTTCGCCAGCTTGCTGTCAAAGTCACCCGTGCTCGCCGAGACGACCGCGCTGATCTTGCCGAGGTAGCCGTTTGCCATCGATTCATCCCTGAAGTGGCGTGTTCAACTTCACCAGCTCGGCCATGATCTGATCGTTCGTCTGCTCCGGCTTGACCACGCTCGGGATGAACGCCGCTTCGTCTGGGAGATCGTGCTTCTTGTAGTTCCCAGACGACGCCATGATCACCCTGCACAGTCTGGCCGTTTGCCCCCACGGGTCAGGCAGCGGCCACCTCTGATCGAATGCGTACCATTCGGCGATCTCCGCGCTGTCGACCTCCTGCAACAGCCGCTTGACGCTCATCCCCAGCGTGGCCGCTAGGCGGAAGTAGAACCTCCGCTCTGGGCGGACTCGGAATCTTCCCCCAGGGCATCCACTGCCTCCTGGGTGAAGGCGTTCAGCTTCCAGCCGGCCTCAAAGAGGCGATTGATCACCACCGACGACTTCTTGCCGAGGATGTCGGACTCGTCGTCGTTGAAGAGCCGCTCGCCGTCTTCGTCGCACAGGGCCAGCAGGAGGAAGCGGATGCGGAACGCCTTCATCTTCTGGTCGGCGTAACTCTCCTCGAACCTGTCGCGATCAGTGCCAGTGAGAACGCGGAGAAACACGTCGCCCTTCCACTCGGGGACGGCGACCTTCTCTTTACGAACGTCGTCTGCGGCCAGGATGCTTTTGCGGTCAAGCGCCATGTCTCTTCTGCTCCAAGTAACGGTGTAAGGCGGCATCCTTGCCGACTATGTGCCTTGATAATCAGTCATCAAAAACTTGAGCGAGCCGCGCACCAGCTCGCCGGCCTGCGCGCCGATGGATGCGGATTCGCAGATCACTCGCCGGCTGATGCTGTATCCGTTCGAGCGGAACGTGAGGTTCCCGACCTTTCTGACAAGCGCCTGCGGGTCGACGTTGGAGGTCAGGAAATCCACGGTGATGGTGCCGCCAGACCACTCTCCGGTCGGCACCATCACCGAGTTCCCGAGCGGGGACGTTGCGGAGGTCATGTTCGTGACCTCCGCAACCGGCATCTCCACCGAGATGCCGGCCAGCTTCCCGCTGAAGTTCAGAAACGAGAACGTCGCGCCGTGCGCGGTGACTCCGGCCATGTCGGGTCACCTCCCGGGCGTTACGCCACCCGCCAAGTCGCGCTGCCCTTGACGAGGTCACCGACAGTTCCGCCCACGGTCGAGGACTGGAGCGTCGCATTGCCGCTGAAAGTGACCGGGCCGGCGATGCTGATCGCGGCCGACTGCACGGTGACGTTCGTCGTGGCGATGTAGTCGCAGGAAATTTCCCGCTGCACGAACGTGGGGACGAACTCCCGCCGGCCGCCAGGAGGAATGCCGAGGTGCGAGCCGTCGGCGTTGTCGATCTGGTCGTTGACATTGAAGCTCGTGATCGTCAGGGTCTGAGCGCCGTAGGTCAACGTCACGCCCATCGCAGCAACACCGGCCATATTGCGCCTCCTTGCGCTAAAGTCTTATTCGGTAGCTTCTGACCACCGAATCTGAAACAGTTGTCGAACCTCGTATGCGGGAGGGAGCTGGGCTCCCACGGCTGCCGGGTCTAGATAGTCATCCGTCTCCGACACGAGCCGTATATCACTTATTGTAACGCCCGCGAGGGTGCCGGTGCGGCCATCCAAAGCGAGACGCACCTCGTCTGCGAGTTCCCTCGCCACGTCGTAATAGAGCGCCCAGGAGGCGATCTGGAGATGCACGACCGGCTGGTAGAGCGGGCCCGTGAGATGGGCTTCGCGGGTAATGTTGTTTCGCTTGTAGACGCAGAAAGGCAGGACGGCGTTCTTCGGCACCGCGATCGGGTAGACCTGAAAGCCGACCATCCTCGCCACCTCGGGGGTGGTGATCAGACGCTGGAAAACGTGCTTTTCGGGCGAGATGATCACTTCGACAGCCTGTCAAGCGAGTTCTGGATGGCCGCCTTGAGCGTGTTCAGCACGGCGTCCTTGGTTTCGGCGATAGATCGCTCCATCGCGTGGCTGGCCGGCATGGGGGCGTAGGTGTCGCCTGGGTGGAGAGTGATCGGATGCTGCTTGCCGTTGGAGTAGCCGAAATCATGGGGGTAGCCGATGCCTTGGCGGGCCTGTCGTGTCTCTTCGTCTCGGCTACCCATGAGGAAGTAGTAGCCTCTCGACATATTGGCGAATTGCTGGTCATTCGCTGACGAGTGCCGTCGCATCTTGCCGTTGATCATCTGGTGGACGTTGACGTAGGTGCGACGCCCTTTTGTCCCCGGCCTACGCGGGCCGGACCCGAATTCCTTGAGCCAAGCGTGGTTGCCCGAAGCCTGCCTGTCAGTGCTACGCCCCGTGCCAGACTGGTACGGCCCCACGATCGCCACGGTCGCCGCGTCGTAGACCTTGGTTTCGATCCTCGTCGATCTCGCGAGGTTCCCCGTGACGTTGCCGACTTTTGACTGATAGCTTCGCTTGATGTGGCCGCTGGCCGTCCTGACGGCCAGCTCGAGGGCCTTCGGCTCGCCGACCTCTGCGCCGAGCCTTTGGAGCTTCTCCGCCATCTCGCGGACGCCCTCCATCCTGACCGACACGAAACCCTCGGCCAGCGACTTGCCGGTGCTGCCGCCAATCGATCTTGGAGTCCCGTATCCCTGCGTAATCATGTCGCGTCCTCCCTCGCCAGTATCTCATGGACCGAGCGGGTCTCACGCTCAAGGACGCTGGAAATCTCCATCACGCGGCCTCTCCAGAGGAGCCGGTGCTGGTGGTTCAAGCCGGGGAAGAACCTGATGCGGATGCGGTGCGTCACGATCGCGCCGGCCTGCTGGGCGGCGAAGTAGTCGCTCGCCCTGACGCCCATGATGCTGGCGTAGACCGTAGCCAAGTCCACCCAGGTGAGCGTCGTCTCGCCGAAGGAACTCTGCTGTTCCACGGGCTCCTGAATCGTGACCCGCTCGCGCATCGTGCCCGAATTGATCACTTTTCACCCCATCCAGAGGGCGGTGTACGAACCCGTGCCGGACGGCGCAGAAACCGTGATCGCCGTCGTGACCGGCAGCACGGCCACGCGGCCCGCGGCCACGTCCACGCTCCCGGCCAGCCGCAGGACGCTCGAGCCCGTGTTCTTGACCACCAGCGTCGTGAGCGGCGTCGCCCCGACGATCTGCACAGCGGCCGTCCCGACGCTGCCATTGATCGTCTGGGCCGTCGTCAGCGACGGGGCAATGTGCTCGGACAGCGCGCCGATTGTCAGCGAGTTGCTGTCTGAGTCGTGGTAGACGGCGTCGATGTCGATGCGAGCCTTGACGGTCATCGGTATACCCCCATGCTGGCCGCGGCCAGGAGCGTCTCGAACGTCTGCGGCACAGAAACAGGAGCCCCCGTGACCGCCGGCTGTCTCGTGTCATACCAGTGGGCCACGAGCAGGCAGATCAGATGCTTCACGACCGGAGGGCAGGCCAGCCCGTCATCGCCGTAGCCCGCCGAATACCGCACCGTCACCGAATTCTCGTCGCCACGAGTCGCCGGCCACGATCTGGCCCACTGCGGGTAAACCCGCCCTGGCATCACGCTCGCATCGATCTGGAAGTCGCCGTTCGCGCTATAGAGCGTGCCGTAGGTGCCGTCGCCGTTTCGGTAGGTCACCGTGATCGCCCTGTCCAACAGCGGCAGGCGGGGCAGGACGATCGCCCAGACGGGAAACAGGTCGTACTTGACCTCCCACACAGTCGTGCAGATCGTGATATCAAGGACATCCTCGACGTACTGCCGCGCGACGGCGATCAGCCCCTGGATGTAGAGGTCGTCGGTCTCGGTGTCGACGCGGCAGTGCTGCTTCGCCGTCGACAGGGTGACCGGCTCCACGGCCGGGTTCGTGATGCGGCGCAGGCTGCGAAACGGCGTAATCGTCGCCGTCGGCTTCTGCGGCGTGCCGAAGATAATCGTGTCCATTTACCGCCTCTTCTTCGGTGTGTGCTTCACGGCCACTTCCGCCCGCTCGACGGTCTCGGGCACAGCCTCGGCCGTCTCGACCTCCTCGATCAGCCCGCGGCGGATGAGGATGTCGCACATTCCGGCCGCCCAGTCCTCGAAGACTTGCCCCTTTTCGTAGCAGTCAAAGTTTTGGAGTACGCGGATTTTCAATGAACCTGCCCCCAGGCGGTTTCCGGCGCTTTTTGGCCGTTCGTCCAGTATTCCGTCGTGTGCTGCTGCACCTTGCCGCCCTCGACCGTCCTCGAGGGCCATGTCACCATCAGCTCGGCGTGGCCGACGCTGACATGCGTGGCGAGCCCCAGCGTGTTCCCGCAGGCCGCCCAGGATTTCCAGAATGCGATGTCCTCGTCGGTATGCCCGCCGGTCCACTCGCCCTGGTCGTTCGCCCTGGCGAGGAACCACGGCTTCTTCATCTTCTTGAGGCCGGCAGTCCGCAGGAACGTCAGGCCGAAGTGGGCCGTCTCCACGGGCTGCACGACCTTGTTGAAGAAGTCGCTGTCCACCGTCGTCTTCGCGTCTACGTCGTTGCCGGCGAGGGCGAACATCACCGCGTTCGCCTCCCGCTTGCTCTGGAGCGGCGCGATGGCGTCGTAGCCAGAGTGCAGGAGCAGAGTCAGCAGGGCCTCGACCGTCTTCGCGTTGAAGACCGTGTCGTAGTCGATGGTTAGGATCACGTCGTGGGTGTCGACGACCTGCTCCATCGCCCGCTGGAGGCACTGGCCCCAGAAGGCACCCGTCACCTTGATGGGACTGATGCCATGAGGGGCCAGTGCCGACGAGACGCAGAAGAAGTTGTCGGTGAATCCAAGTCGCGGGGTGCTCATCACCGCCGCGACTTTGATTTCCGCTTCGACGTTACCGACTCTCAACAGCATGGATCGCTCCTTGTATGGAGCGGGCGCGCATCCATGCGCCTTTGTCGGCCATCATGGCCGTCCCGCAGTTCGGGATCAGCCCTTGACCCAGCCGATGACGCCAGCGTCGGCCGCCGTCACCGGAGCCTCTTCGCCACGCGACAGGCGAGCCGTCACCACCGTGTTCACGCTGACCGCGGGGGTCGCCGTGACCTTGAGGTAACGCTTCTTCGCCTTGGTGTCGACATCGAGCTTCACGATGGAGGCCACGGCCGTATCGGCCACAGCCGGGATCGTGAAGTCGGTGCCGCCGACGAGGCCCGACACGTTCGAGTAGGACACGTTGTCGTCCGACTCTTCGACCTTCAGCACGCTCGCGAACGCCGTCGAGGCGTTGCTCGCCCGCAGCACGGCCACGCTGGCGTAGTCGTAGCCGAGGGTGTCGATCGTCAGGGTCACTGCGCTGGTGCCGACGGCCGCGGGGACGGAGCCGACAACCTTGTCGTTCTGCGAATGGATCATGGTTCTGGGGTTCTCCTTCTAGAGGGGGTTTGTCAGGCTCACGACGCCGCGGACTTGAGGGCAACCACGGGGCCGGCGGTCGTGTTGTCGCCGAGCGAGTGATGAACCACGTCGAACCGCATCGTGCCTTGGAGCAGGAGCTGGTCGGTCGTGGCGTAGACTTGGTCGTACATCCGCACCGAGAAGTCCCGGCGACGGGCGTAGATGCTGGACAGACCCAGGTTCGCGAAGAGAACCTTGACCCTGCCGGGATCGGCACCGAGCGTGCCGTCGAGGACGTGAACGTAGTTCACAGGAAATCCCATGAACTGCTCGGTCACGCCGCCGCCGACCTGCTCGACGGTGTTACCACCAGCCGCGTAGCGGAGGCGGGCCATCGAGGCCGCGAAGCCGGCCGGCGAGATGTACCACGCTGCACCCTGGCGGGCGTAGAGCGGCATCTTGCCGATGGCCTTCACGAAGTCGGTCACGGTCAGGGTCTCGAAGCCCGTGGCACCGGCACCGGCGGTCAGGACGCTGGCCGTGTGCGTGCCGTCGTTGACCTTCGGCACAACGCCGTAGATGCCGCCGTAGGTGGACGTGCCGTCGCCGAGCCAGCCGCACATGTCCTGCTTGAGCGACAGCGACGTGCTGAACTCGACAGCGACGGCGTCGGCGATGCTTACAAGAGCATCCTCCACCACCTCCGAACTAAGCCTCGTGCCGCATGCCAATTTCTTGGCAATGAGCTGCACGTTCGCGTAGGTCGGCTCGCTTTCGTTCACCGCGGTCCCTTCCCCGACAAAATACGCGCTGGTGCCCGTGACTCTCTT